TTATTGTAGGGCTTGGCACAGGTTCAAAAGAGCAACAAATTGTTATGCTTAACAATATATTAGAAAGACAATTACAAGCATTTAATTTACAAGGCGGAAAAGAAATGCCTATGGTTACTTTGCAGAATATGTATAACACTTTATCAAAAATTATTGAAAACGCAGGGTTAAAAAATGTGGAAAACTATTTTGTAAATCCTGAAGTTGGCAAACAAATGATGCCTCCTCCTGCTCCACCACCATTAACGCCTATCGAAAAAATTGAATTTACAAGAATTGATGCTGAAAACAAACGTAAGATAGCTGATTTAGAGTTAAAATATCAGGAATTATCGCAAAAGAATCAAGAAATGTTATTAGACTTTGAAACAAAAATAAAAGATATGGCATTGAAATATAATACACAACTTGATACAGCTAAAATTAAAGCAGATGCAGATTTAGATAAAATGATAATGGCAGACAACACAAAAATATTGGAAAAAGCACAAAAGTCTGCTAATATCTTTAGCCAACAAGTTCAAGGATTAAATGGATCAGAGAGATCAGGACAACCGAAGCCAAGAGTTGAGCAGGTCGTACCAAGCGAAACAGATATTGGGGAATAAACTTTTTCAAGAGGCATTTTCTTCTCTTAAAAAAATTTATTCTGAAGCACTTTTAGAAAAAACAGGTGCTAAAGAAGGCGAAACAAGGGAAAAACTTTGGATCGCTTACAATGTTGTACAAAAAGTAGAACAACATTTCAAAAGTATTCTTGAAACAGGGAAGTTAGCGGAGAAACAGCTAGAAACTTTCCGAAAACAAACACAAGAAAAGAAATTTTAACCATCGGTTAAAATAGGCCAACCCATAAAGGGAGCTTAACCATAGGAGGACATAATGTCTGACGTAAATCCATTATTGTCAAATAGGACAATGAGAGGTGCAGCCAAAGCTGTGGAGGGGTTATTAGATCAAGGTAAAGAAAATCAATCAATAACTTCAGAACAACAAGATAAAGCTGCTCAAAAAGAAGAACCGAAGAAAACCGAAGCAAAAGTTGAGGAAAATTCTCCGGTTGAAACTAAACAAGAAGAAGCGACTGAAGCTCAACCTGTAAAGGAAGTCGAAGTCAAAGAACAAGCGTCTGAACAAGAGAACGCTGAAGAGATTCAAGAAACTGATTTACACCAAATAACAGTCAATGGTGAAAAAATCGAAGTTGACCTTGATGAGCTGAAAGCAGGTTATCAAAAAGATGCAGATTATAGACGTAAAACAGAAGAACTAGCTATCGAAAGACGACAGTTAGGTTCTGATAAAGAACGTCTAGCCAAAGACTATTCGACCAAACTTGAAGATTTGAATAATCTTACGGCAACTTTAAACGCAGAAGTTAATAGTGAATTCAATTCAAAAGAACTTGATAAACTATTTGATGAAGACCCAACTGAAGCTGCTAAAATTGAGAGAAAAATAAGGCGAAGAAAAGAATCAATCGCACAAGCTCAAAGAAAGCTAAAAAGTCATCAAGAAGAACAGTTTCAGGCAATTTTAAGAGAAGAACAAAAAAAGGTGTCATTAAGACATCCGGATTTTGCCGATCCAATAAAAGGATCAACTCTTAAAACAAATATGAGGAATTATTTAGTTGGAAGAGGTTTCGGAGATACTGAAATTAACCAAGTTTATGATTCAAGAATGTTTGATGTCATAATGGATGCAATGAGCCATCAGAACACACAAAAGTTAAAACCTAACCTAGTGTCAAAGAAGGTCAAACCATCCAGAGTTGTTAGGTCTGGCGTTAAGGTAACCAAGAATGAAGAAATCAGTCAAGCAAGGTTGAAGAAAATTGACCGGTTAAAGAAAAGTGGAAATCCAAAAGATGCCATCGATCTTTTAACCAATTTTATATAACAACTAACTTAACGGAGTAAATAATGGCAACATTAACTACATACAATACGACTGGTATAAGAGAAGACCTAGCAGATATTATTTATAATATCTCTCCTACGGACACTCCTTTTATGTCTGGAGTTGCTAAAACAAAAGCAACAAACACAAGTCACCAATGGCAAACAGACACTCTTGCTGATGTGGCGGCTAATGCGAAAGCTGAAGGTGCGGATATATCATACGCAACTTTAAGCTCTTCGACTAAACTAACTAACCACACTCAAATTTCTTCTAAAGGTGTTAAGGTTTCTGCAACAGACGATGCAGTAAATCTAGCTGGAAGAAACACAGAGTTGGCTTACCAAGTTGCAAAAGCTGCAAAAGAACTTAAAAGAGACATGGAAAATGCTCTTTTATCAAACGTAGCTGCTGCGGCAGGTTCTTCAGGATCACCAACTAGAAAATGTGGTGGACTTCCAACATGGATTTCTACTAACGTTGATGCAGGTGCAGGTGGATCAGGTTCAGGTGGCGGAGCTATCAGAACAGATGGAACTCAAAGAGTTTTTACGGAAACTTTATTGAAATCCGCTTTAAGAACTACTTGGGATAACGGTGGAAACCCAAACATGATAATGTTAAATGCTTTTAACAAGCAAAAATTATCAGGGTTTACTGGTGGTGCTACAAGATTTGACAAAGCTGAAGATAGAAGATTAGTAACTTCTATTGATGTTTATGAGTCAGACTTTGGTACTATGCAAGTTGTACCTAATCGTTTCATTAGAAAAACAAATGCAACAGCCGCTAAAAGAGGACAAGACGTTTATCTTTTAGATATGGACTTTTTTGCAGTTGCTTTCTTGAGA